GCAAACTTTTATTGTGTTGTCCCGTAATAAGAATATATTCGCCGTCAGTGCGCCAAGGTTTTAATTCCAGTCCGAGAAGATTAGCACGAGAACTATCGTTGCCCATGTTCCCAAAATAAGCATCCCTATTAATTCCATTAAGACCTACCTTCCAAGTTGTGCCTCGTTTTATGCCACCAACTTCTAAAACCACCACGGGCTTTTCCATAGCTCTGGATCTGTCCCAGATAGCTTTGTTCCCAGCCATTCTACCATTCCAGAGAACACTCCAAATAACATCCACATCGGCAGTAGGATCGTTATCAGAGCAGCTATAACCCAAACTATGAGCGCCAGCTCTAAACGCATCAAATACCGGTCCGCTATTGAGTGCTCCATGTTGTCTCCATAAACTAAAACGCATTGGTTAAATAATCCTATAAGCATATTTACACGAGGTATATAATGAAGAACATAACTGTGGTCACAACGTTTCACAAGCCAGGATTAGATCTATATGGACAAAGATTTTTAGACAGCTTTGCAGAACGTGTAGACAAAAGAATTAAATTACTCGTGTACGCAGAAGCATGTGACCCAATTAATCCTGATCCTAAACAGATAACAATATTAAATGCAGAGCAAGAACTTCCTAAGTTAGTTGCTTTTAAAGAACAATGGAAGGACGATCCTCGTGCAAACGGAATTCCTCCAGATAACATAAAGGCACGTAGACCCCGCGACTGGCATAAAAAGTTTAAATGGGATGCGATTCGTTTTGCCAATAAAACCTACGCTGTATTTGATGCTGCTGAACGCACACAAGAAGATTGGCTAGTATGGATGGACGCAGACAGCTATATTCATAGTCCTTGGGGTTACGAAGATTTTGTCAATCTGTTACCTCAAGATAAATGGGTTACATATGTAGGTAGAGGTAAAGGATCACAAACTTGGCCAGAATGCGGATTCTATGGCATGAATCTAAATGACAGTACTTGTAAAGAATTTTTAAGTATATTTGAAGAGTATTACGAAGATGCAGAAGAAGGCATCTTCACACTTGAGGAATGGCACGATAGCTATGTCTTTGGAGAGTTATTAAACGAGTTTAGACGTAGAAATCCAAACGTTCACGACTACTCAGCAGACATGTATCTCAAAGAAGCTAAGACAGGCGGCGGCGGTCATCCGCTTATTAATGGTCCGCTAGGTAAGTTTATGGATCACATGAAAGGCGGACGTAAAGAAAAGGGTCGTAGCTTAGATAAAGATCTAATGGTTAATCGAGATGAGGATTACTGGAAACAGTAATCCCTCATATGACGCCAAGCAGTTCCGTCCTCTAATTCACTAAATTTCCAATGAAACATGCTAATACGTTCTAACCAACGTTGTCTATCAAATTCCTCTGGACTTTCTAATTTACTAAAATCAGTATGTGCTACTTCTGCACATTGGCTTGAAACGGGATCAGTAACAAAGGCAGAATAGCCTTTTATTATTGGTCCTACAATACTACTGCTGTTATGATTGACTACTGCCCATGCAAATTTTAAATCGTCTTCTAACGTTTTGTTAAAACTTAAACTAACATTTTTTATTTTCGTTAAGTGCTGCTGTATTATCCCTGCATTTCTAATTGTTTGTTTATCTTTAGGATGCAAACGTATAATAATATTTCTACTAGAATGTTTTCTAATTTCGTTACAAGTATCTATTAGCCATTTTAATAAACTAGTTTTACCCATGCTCCATCCACCGTCTCGCTGTGCACAAATTAAAATGTGACTACCGTGTTTGACAGGAGAATGTAATTTTATGTTGCAGTCTTTAGAAATTTGTTTCCATCGTTTAGGGTCGATTACATTATCGAAATAATTTCCAGTGTGAGGAAATATTCCATCTAAACTGTATCTTAAATAATTATGTGGTTGGTTATTCTTAGTTGCGTACAAAAATAAATTTGAATCAGCAGTGCATACGTGTTTGTTTGATATACAATCTATAGCATGTTGTCTTAACGTAAGATGAGGCAAGTTTTTACCGCGTTCGTGTTGCCATCCTTGAATTACAGCAACATCAGAATCAATTAAATTGTAACCGTAGTGTACAATGCCTGTGTCTCCTACAGCATTAACACCTTGAATAAATTTAATTAGCAGCTCGTATTTTTCTTTTGTTTTATTTTTTGCAGGTACTACATTATAATAACTAACAACTTTCATTAACTATTCTCCAAGCAGTACCGTCTTGCAGTTCTTTAACATTAAATTGACAGTAGCTCAAGTGTGCTGCATAATCTATAATTTCTTCTTGTGTAGGTATAGTAGGATTTTCTATTTTATCAAGTGAAGTGTCGCATAATACTTGAGCTGCATTTGGACCTAGTGCAATTGCTGGTTTTCCGTGCAACAATGCTTCTGTTGCAGCAATGCTATTGTATGTAACTAAACAATGCACGTCATCTTCAAGAGCTGCCCATATCGTCTTAGTTGTTGTACGTTCAGTACGACTAGGCTTCATTCTAATTTCGATAGGTCTATCTGTTAATTCTTTTATTTGTTCAACTACTTGTGCTGTCCATGTTTCTGCGTCTGGTTGGTCAAACAACATCATTACTTTATCACTCGGAGGGCAAATTAATATTTTACTTCCAGGTGTAAAATCTCTATAGCTATAGCCTAACAGTTTAAGCCTGTCATGCGGACGCTCTACAATAGGTCCTAGATGTTGTAAGTTGTTATAAGTAACACGATGCCATAATTTATTTCTATTGTTTCCTAAATACCCTGTATCAACTGTATAAAAAGGTCTACCTGTTTCCCAGCAATGATGAATCGCACGTCTGCTTCTACCTCCAATTCCGCGAATAAGCAAAGGAAGATTGGTTGAATTATTCTGCTCTTTGTCCCATGTCGATAAAGATCCGTTGGCTCCTAAAACAAAGCTTTCTAAAATTTTATCGAATGTTTTTTCGTTATCCTTAGTTTCGCTATTATTAATGCCAACTGCTTTAGGTTCCATAAGATTTTCTATCCTATTAAAAATTTCTTCTTTATTTTCTGCGTAAAAGTTTTGATAAGGATCGATAATTAAATTAACTATATCTGACAATAATAAGTTAATTTCGTCATTATAAGTTAAAGATTCAGTTCCTATTACTTTTTGTTTACTATTTTTTTCGCTGTCTTTTATCCTTGCTTTTAGATCTTCTATTAAAGGCAATAACGATGCAAAATTTTTATCGTACCAATATAAACGCTTCTTAGGCTTCCATTTATCAAATCCTCTTGGCTTCTTCATTTTAGATTATGTTGCTCGCAGTATTCGGTTAATATACGTTCTCTATGCCATTCGTCGCCCATTGGAGTAGTAGCAAACTCGTGAAAGCTCGGTGTGCCTAGCGTATAGTGTAACAATTTAGCATCCGGGTTAGGACCAAACTCATCCGGAAGCCAATTCCATTCAATTGGAAGTTCGCCAATACGGTTATCGTCAATATGCTGGAATCTATGCAATTGCGCACCAGTTGCATTTTGTACATATTCGGGTGTTAGCTTTCTGTTAGGGTAACTTGCACAATTCCAAAGGATAACACTTGACCAATTTTTACGAGGGTAGTCTTCGTTTTTTGCACCTAAATATTTGGTTTGCATTTTAGTTTTATAATCATGTTTAACTACTTGCACATCTAAAGTTGAATCACGCAGGTTCCAAAGTTTATATATGTCGTCACGCACAATCATATCGCCATCTATAAAAATTGCATGTCCTGAAAAGCCCATTAAGTGCGGAACAAGAAACCTACTATAAATAAAATGGTTTGACCCGTCAGTGTGCTTTTCTTCGTAATCTTTTAATAAATTTAAAGATAGTGGTATAATTTGCACAGGACCGCTTGCATGTCTAATAATAGAATTTGAACATACATGGAATGCAATTGCCTCTCTTGGATCGTATCCGATAAAAATTGGTATCATTAATCTCGCCTTTCTATATCATCTTCTGTTAGATCTTCACCTAGCCACACTTCAATAACACGGGCAGGTATTGTACCTACATTAACTGCTTTGTGCCAAGTTCTCGCAGGTATGTCAATACTATCTCCTGACTCGCATATTTGTACTCTGGCTACGCCGTTTAGGTTTTCTGAGTACATTGCTAGTTTGCCTTCAACAACGTGCCAATGTTCTGAACGTTTAGAATGGCGTTGATCACTTAGAGATTTACCTACATCAAATTCTAGTTGTTTTACTTGCCAACCATTGCCTTTGTCTAGCACAGTATACTTACCCCAGGCACGTTCTGTAGTAGGCTGACTCCATTCTTTTAGAATCCAACTGCTTGAGTTTTTCTTATCTTCACCGCCGACACCAAAAGCAAATGATAAGTTTTCAGCAACAACTTCCATTTCCGGAATATTATCACTTGTTCTATCTCCGCCATTTGCGAAGATTACTTCATCTTCTTCGTAGTGCCAACACTGTGTTTTGATAAAGTCTTTTGCAGTTCCATCGCTGTCATCAAACCCTACTACATGATCTACACATGCAAGTTCTTTAATAATAGCGCAGCGCTCTTCAAAAGGCATAAAGGCTCGACCTTTTTTGTGTTCGAGCCAAGCATCACTATTAACACCTACTACTAAGCGGTCGCCTAATTCTTTTGCTGCTTTAAAGTAGGCAATATGCCCTGAGTGGAGAGGATCAAACCCCCCAGTGACTAGTACAATATTCATGTAGGTATTTACGTGCTACCAACCGAAGATGTAATCTTTTCTGACGTTAGTAATTTCTTTTGCGCCGAGGCTTTTTAAAAATGCTCCGGCACAGTAATCTGTATCTGGATGCTGCTCACATACAATAATAGGTTTATTCTTTAATATAGTTTCGACACCGCCTTTAATAACTTCTAGTTCATGTCGTTCGCAATCAATTTTAAGAAGATTAAATTTTGGAAGAATTAGATCATCTAATCGTTTAATTTCTATAGATCCTTTGCCAACTTCACTAACAAAGCTGCTACCAGTATTTTCACTATCATAAACCATTTCGGCAACACTGTTAACACTTCCAATTGCGTACTTACGTATATCAACAGGAAGCCCGTTAACATTGCGCTCTAAACAACTATATACTTGTTCTAATGGCTCAAATGCTATAACACGTTGGAATTTTTCTGCTAACGGTTTTGCCCATAAACCTACATTTGCACCAATATCGAGCGCTACATTAAATTCTGTTATATACTTGTATGCTTCGTCTCTTACATCATCTTGATATTGGGGAGGTCCGCCATTCTTTACTCTTTTAGTAATTAAACGTTCAAAATGGTTATCAGTATCTGGCATCCAATAATTAAATACTTTTTTCATTCTACACCTAATAGCGCATTTTTACGACCAAACTCTTTTATAATTCTATATCCGTAAGGCTGTAAAATTTCTACAATGCTATCTCTTTTATAACCGTATCTCTCAGGGTGTTGTTTACGTTCAAATAGTATTGTTGGTTTTGTTTTTTTAATTGTTTCGAGTGCGCCTAATGCAATTAAAGGTTCGTACCCCTCTGCATCAATTTTAATAAAATCAATGTCTTCAAAATTATACGAATCTAAAGACCTAATTTGATGTGTTCCGTCTTTAGAGTTTGGCGTGATATGAGTACTAAACGTTTTTCTTTCTGTAAAATTAAGATCAACTAATTTACTAGTTTCACCTAATCCTACATTATATGTAGTAACATTATTAATGTTTTTTGTTTTTAAATTTTCAGTTAAGCAACTATACACATTTGGTTGTATTTCAAATGCATGTATTGTTTTAAATTTTGGAGACATATTATAACTCATAATACCAATATGTGCTCCAATATCAATTGCTGTACGAAAGTTTTTTACATACCTTAAACTTTCATCTAATTGATCTTTTTGATAATTATTAACGTTGCCGTTACCTTGTTTATGTGCGGATTTAAGTGCAATATCTCCTTCTAGAGAAATCCATCCGTCAATATTATAATGTTGCATCTTCCATACCTGCTACACGCAGTTTAACAATATTAGTGATTTGCCATTGTTTCTGATCAAGTGCTTTAAGTACACCTAACCATTTATTGCGCATGAGTGCAAACTCATTTACAATTTTTTCATAGTCACATACATCTACTTCACCGTCGACATACTTTTCTACGTCGCGACTAGTTAATGCACGTTGATAGTTTTCTAAATATTTTTTAAAATAAGAACTGCGCAACTTTCGCAATTCAATATTTAGAAAATTAAGAATTGCTTCAATTTCTTGAAGCTGATTAAAGCGATGTTCAACAATACCGGGCATTGCTGCGGCAGCACGTTCAATGTTGCCTTTTAGTTTAACTTCTAGACGAGCTTCGTTGAGCTCGTCTTCGAAGTATTGGATTGCTGCCGGTATCTCTGAAATATCGCGAGTTACTTTACTGTACCAGCCCATTAGTTATCCCAGTCGTCATCTTCATCATACATATCTGCATCAATATCTAGATAGTAGTTAATAGCATGATCTAGTGTTACATCGTTTCCTAGTGCATTTAAAAATGATTCGTCTGATGCACCATAGTCTGCTAACAAGTCAACATAGTTTTCTGCAACTATGTCTACTTGTTTTTTATCTAGATACGGCTTAAATAAATTCCAAATATCAGCAATATGCTCTTCAGTCATTGATTGTGCTTTCCTCTGTAATGTCATTAGATGCTTTTTCATCTTCAGAGATATTTACCTCTTCAGCGTCTTGTTTAGCAAAGTCTGCCATTACAATGTCAAGCTTTTCACCTACCCAGTTTTTACGGAATTCGATAATCTCTTCTCCTTCCTTAGTAGTGTAAGCATAGCGGTTGCCTTGCTTTTTAAGCATACCTTTTGCTTCAAGCAGGTCAAAGATACCTGAATAAGGATCCATGCCAGTTTCATACGGAATCTTAACTTGTACGCCTTCGAACGGTTTAGCATAACGTGTTTTCATTACCTTACACGCTGCTCTGATACCGTTTACAGCACTAGTCTTGTTACCGTCTAGGTCTTCTTTAAGTTTCAGTTTCTTCATTGCTACAACAATACTAGATGCGTATACAAAGCCTGAACCACCTGAAATCTTATCATCTGGATCGAACATATCTTGCGATGCATAAGTGTGGTTAGTTACTACCATACCTACGTTGTACGAACCAAACATGTTTACACAGTTAGTTACAAGTGCTTTAAGTGCTTTAGCCTTACGACCCATGTCACCTTTCATATCACCTGAATCGAACTGATTAACTTCAGTAGGTGACATAAGCATACCTAGCGAGTCAACTACAAACAATACTTTAGGACGTTCTTCTTCTGCCATATCTTTGTAGTCTTTCATAAACACAGAGATAGTTTTAGCAACGTCATCGATCATTGCCATGTTAAGTTTTAGCAACTTATCTTCTGTAGTTTCTACGCCTAGTGCTTGTAGCCAAGATTCGTCAAGTGCGTTCTCTGAGTCAATAAGAACAACAAAGATACCTTGCTCTTGTGCTGATTTTACAATGTTACCAGAAACAATATATGACTTGCCTGCGCCTGATTCGCCTGCAAATACTGATACCTTACCTAGTGGTACACCTTTGTTAAAGTCTCCTGAGATAAGATAGTTTAGTGCATAGTTACCGGTTGAAACCCAATCAGTTGGATCGTTAAAACCAGAGCTCATGCCTGTGATTGATTTTGTCAACGAGTTACGAAACTTCGTTGGATCGAATGCCTTTGTTGCCATGTGTTTCTCCTAATCTAAAAAGCGTAAAGGGGGATTTCTCCCCCAACAGTAGTATTAACCGTTTTGACGAGCGCGAATCATTGCAAGAATGTCTTGTGCGCCACCGCTTGCAGCAGGCGCTTCTGCTGCTGGAGCCGCTGCCGGTGCAGGGTCTGCGTCAAATGGCGGAGTGTCTTCAGCAACTGGTGCTGCTGGTGCAGGTGCGCTCTGACTTACAGCAGTTGCTTGTGGGCTTGCTGTTTTAGTTGGATCACCTGTACGCTGTGCCATGCCTGCAGGACGGAAGTACTGTGACCAACGATCTGGATCGTATGCTTCACCGTCTACTGATGCTTCGAACATTTCTTTAATGACCTTTACAGCCGTCTCGTCTGGCTTTTTAGGTAGGAAGTCATTTAGATCAAACAAGCCGTGTGTGTTGACTGCATTCATTTCTGCATCGCCTAGTGGACGCTCGCGACGAGCCCAGTTTGATGTAGAGTAGTCTGCGTAACCGCCTTTAGAACTTTTGTTAAGACGGAAATCAACACCTGCTGTGTAATCTGTTGGCAACTCTTCCATATCAGGATCCATTAGTGCTTGTTTAATGATCTGGAAGATTTGTGGGCCGATAATAAATCGACGAATTGGATTTTCTGGAGTATTATCGTCCGCTAGTGGATTGTCCGTTACAAAACCTTGGAAGATGTAAGAACGTTTTTTCCAGTACTT